ATAATATCAACTATATTACCCTTAAATTGTTTATTAGCATCCGACATTGATTTAGCTTGTATGCTTCTTTCTTCTGGTGTTGCATTTTTTAAATCTAATGAAACATTAGCTTTTTTAAGCATATTAACAAATATATCATCAATATTCATTACTTTTAAACCACCTAAATCTAAACCCCTTAATATAAATCCTTTACCAGCACCAGGAGCTCCTGCTAAAATAATAGCTTTAGGAGCATCTGTAGCTTCTTTTAATAGCCTACCTTCTGCTAGGTATTTTTTATAATCAAAGTTGTTCATAGTATTTTGTTATAAATATTATAACTCTCTTTTAGCTGTAGTTTTAAATTCAGTAAATACTGGTTTATGTTTAGGAAATTCTAAATCAAATAATCTTTTTACAGTTTTAAATATATCAATATTTTCTTCTTGCGAGCGTTTTGACTCATACATTTCCCATCCTTTACCTTGCATTGCACCTTCTTTAGGACCTCTTTTAGAGGATTTTAACCATAATACACCATAACGATCTGCTTTTTTACCATAACATTCTTCATAACATTTACCATAAATTGCAGTTTGTAAATCATATGTTGTTTGTAAATGGTTAGATGTTTTAAAATCTATAATCCATAGCTCACCATCAATTTCACACACCATATCACAAGTACCTGCTACTTTAATTTCATCTGAAAATATATGTACTTCAGTTTCAATTAATGTTGGGTTATAAGTTTCCCACCAATCAACAAATCTTAAAAACATTTGCCATACTTTAGGATCATACATTGGATATCCATTTTTTAAGAAATTTAATTCTTTACCATTAAGATAGTCTTCACACATTTCATGTACTAAAGTACCTTCTTCACCTGCTTTTTTAACTATCCAGTCAGCTGAGTAACCTACTTTTTTCAACCATTCTTGGAAAAATTTGCCTTTTGGATAACAAGATAAAACATATGTAATAGATGGATAATACTTTCCATTTCGTCTATAATACCTTGAATCTGGTAATGTAATCTGTTTCGCATCTTCACTAATCTCTAATATCCTATTGTAGGATTTTTTGATGTTCTTTTTGCTCATACTAATTCTAATTTTTTTTCCATTAAATCATATTGAGTTAANGGAATGGTATTTTGGATTAATTTTGTAAATTTATTAAATCCCATTTCACTAGGGTCTTTCCCTTGAAGTTCTACCAGATAAACTTCCTTACCTTCATTTATAAAATCCTCAGCGAATTTTAATGCTTTTTTCATTGCATCAGTATCTAACGCAATGTATATTTTTTGAATAGTTGATGTAACTATCTTTTTCATTAATTTTGATTGTATATTATTGCCTAATAACGGTATAGCATTTCTTTTAATAGCTATGGCATCAAATGGTCCTTCGCACAGTACCAACGGTAACTTCCAATTAATAAACAACTCAAATGGAACTATATCACGTGATGCTTCTGGGTTTCTATACTTTCTATATGGATCTTTTTCAAATGATCTACCTGTGAAGAAATTTAAATGACCATTTTCATCATAAGAAGGTATAATAATCATATTTTTATAATTACCATACTCACAATAGCCTAAATTATATTTTTCAACATCATCCATTGTTAAACCTCTATTTCTTAAATAACCCCATGCTTGTTTACCTGTTATTCCTTTAGCATTATTAGTAATTGGTGTAAATTCTTTAGGTAATTTAACTTCAATTACATTTTCTACTATTTTACGTTCATTTTCATTAGCAACTAATTTAAATAAATCTGTAAATTTTTCAGGTGCAGCCTTAATTTGTTTAAATAATGTAGAAATACGTGTACCTTTTTTATCACATACCCAACAATGCCATGGATTATAACCTTTTTTATTTTCAGAAAAATTAACTTCTAATTTGGGTTTAGCATGATTACAAAAGGGGCAATGATAAGATTGATTGCCTCTAGCAGTTCGTTTTCCAGTACCTAATACAGAGTTAACCAAGTTAACCAATAGTTCGTTTACCATATAATGTAATATACGAATAGTATTTTGCTAATCAAAGTCTTTCCTAAAGAACTTTCCTAATATATTATCGTTGATGTAAGTACTATCTTTATCTTCTAATATTCCATTTTTAAATAGATATTTAGTTTCATAGTACGTTAGTAGTTTTTTATTAGGTACAAATTGTAGTATACGTTTCTCCCAATTCTCACCGGCATTATCTTTTTTAGATAATGTAAGAATTTCTTTTTGGGATCCAAAATAATCTACCCAATCTGATTCAGATATTACTTTCTGTTTTAAAGGAACACGTCCTCTAACACCTTTTTCAGCTCTTTCTTCCATTAAAGCATTTAAGGCTTTTTTACCTAATCGTTTATTTCTTTCAAAATAAAGCACTTTTTTACCTATATATTTTATGCCTGTTGGTTTATAGATTACTTCATAAATAAATCCATAAGTTCCTTCAGGCATATCACTAATTGACGTTATAACCCTTCCCTGATAAGTCCAGGTAGCGGTAGTTGGCATATGTTTCATATGTTAGTTTGTATCAAAATTGATTATGTAGGTTGTATCTGTGGTTAAAGAAATTGGTAGTGGTCTTGGGAATTTACCTACAACTACTAAATCGTTAGTTTCATTATATAATCCTACGGTTGTTACATATGGGCTAAAATAAGACCCAGTAACAAAGTCATGGTATACTTCTAAATTGTTTTGTTTTTCAACATCGTTTTCAGTTAGTAAAATTGATCCTGTTCCTCTTGATGCTCCAGCAGCTCCCAATTGACTTGCTAATATTTGTAATCTATCACCTACATTATAACCTTGTCCTGTAAATGACTGTGAGAATTCTTGTAAAAGAGGGGGAAGAGCATCGGGTGCATTTAAACTTGTTATTGATGAAGAAACTTCTACATTTGTAACAGCATTATTAGCTACAGTAATATTTAATATAGCTCCTTTAGTAGATTCAAATGTATCTTCTCCATCTACAGGTTGAGGTATACCAGATCCTACTATATAAGTACTTCCAAACCTTACTTGACCTCTAGGAGGTTTTGGTGCATATGCCCCTACAGCTAATAACTCATTAAATGAATCTGTATATTTAATAAAAGTATTTCCTATTGAGCCGGCTTGTCCTTGAGTTAACATTACTGTATCTATGCCTGATACNACAGATTGTAATGAAGCTGAAATAGCCCCACCAAACCCATCTACTGAGTTTACAGCATCACAAAAACCTTGTGCTATNGCTACAGCACTACCTGTAGTATTAAATTGTTGTTGTCCTAAAACATTTCTACCATTTCCATTTTCTTTTGAACCTACAAATTCTAAACTTTCACCTTGAGAAGAAACTAATTCTATTACATATTGTTGTCCTATTGTATTTCTATTTCCTCTACCTTGTCCAAATGTAAAAAATGTAGTTGCTTTTACTTCACCAACTATATTACCTGGAAGTACTCTAAAAGTTTGATCAGCTACTCCTGCTAAATTTAAATTTTGTGCATCAAATGATTCAATTAATTTACCTGGTTTTCTAGTTAATTCTCCTGATGGGCCTAAAGCTGATGGATTAGTAGTACTTAAAAATTCACTATCTCTAACTGAACATTTATATTGGTTTTCATCTATTGTAATTGATGATGAATATGATAATGAAGAAGATACTATATTAGGATTCATATTATTTTTATATCCTACATTATGAGCAAATTCTCTTAAACTACCACTATCTGGTCCTGTTATTACAGCTATCCCTTGTGAATAAAATATTTGACCTACACTTCCTGAGAAAAATGGAACACCAGCTGCATTAGATTGTGTTACAATTAAATTACCTTGTCCATCATCATCAACTATACTACGTGTAAAATTAATTGAAGATGTGTATTCAAATTGAAATGAAGATGGTTGAATTGCTTCACCATACAACATTGATGGAATTGATATTACAGAAGGTCCTCTTGGTGCTTGAACAAAATCTAAATTAATA